AGAAAAACTTCTTTGACAGAGTCTACACTGAACAAATAGACCTTGGGCATGACATATGTAAAACACGCATAACAAGGGTAGGAGATAAGCTTCCCACTGTAAGGTGGGGACAGAAGGTGTTTGTTGGTGGTAAAGAAGCTAGTCGTTATCGTTAATTAACTTTTCACGGAGGCATGAATGAATATATATCATCCAAAATGTTCGCCCACTGTCCAGCAGTATTTGGACCGACTTCCTCAACTAAAATTGTTAGCGTCTGAGTTGTGCCGTGCGCATGATTTATCCGTAATGGAGCACAACGAATCTTCTAACGATTATATGGAGGGAGAAGATGGTCTAAGAGACAATCTAAAAGTGTTGTTGGTATCAAACAAGAATGGGTTTCCTTTCTGTGTTGCTTCGCTTGGTCTTAATAACAGGTCACTCAGGCGTGAAACGCTAGACTCAGGCGCAAAGAACATATTTAGAGTGCAGTCAACTTTTATTAGTAAAGAAAGAGGTAAAGGAATTAGCAGAAATATCCGTGAGTCAGTAAGTTTGTCTTCTCTTATGAAAGTTATTAAGAAAGATGTAGAGGAAAACTCATTTCTACTGGAAAGAAATGTTCTGTCTACCCCTGATGCAATTAAGGAACTAATAGAGCGCGCAAACTCTCGTAGACCAAGAACTTTTAGTATGGCATCTAGCACTCAAGTGGCTCTTGCTGAATTTTATACAGAATCAAAAATAATTACTGATCCTGCGCATTTGAATGAAATAAAAGAGGTGTTAGAACAAGCAAAAGTGCTGAACGCATTTAAGGAACAGCTCAATGCAAAGTTTGATCGATTTAAATCAGATCTAAGTTTTATACTTTCTTACGATGGGCACACGTTTGTCTCAGGGACTATCAACTATGATCGTGCCACTGACAAGTATGTATCACTTCACAATGACGTGAATTGTTATTCAGACATCAATGAGTTAGAAAGTGTAGACATGCAATTGATGCTTACATACAAGATGTATCGTATCAAGACGGAAACAGATCTAGAGTTTCACAACATAATAGCTAGATCAGACAGATACATAGAAGATCTTGACGTAGTAACTTACTACTCATCTAACCATATGTTTTCATTACCAGGTAACGCTGGTAATTACTATGTCCTGTTCACACCTAAGATGGAGCAAGTATGAATCTGAAGAAACCTATAGCGCCAATTCAACACCCGACACTAACAGACCATCATCGGGTTCCTATAATATGTGTAGAAAATAAGTATGAGATCTATGTTGGCGAAAACCATATACGCATCTTTAGTGAAGATGAGTTACCTGACATAGTTAAGTCTAGGCTAACTATGATACGTGCCAACGTAAGTCCCGCTGGTCCTCCTGACCATATGTCATTGTCAAGAGCATACGAATCGCCTTCAGAACATCTATCAAACATTGGCTGGCATCCGTGTGAGGGTTTGTACGTAGTTGTGATCCCTACAAAAGACTTGACATATATGATGGAGAAAGCGTACAATGCTCCCCTGTCCTATCGGAAAGCCGAAGCGAACTTCATTGTGGCTAACGATAGACCAACGTTTAGGACACTAGAGGAGTATGAACATTGGTTTCTACGCCTGAGGTTAGGGTTAAAAGAAGAGTAAAAGAAGTACTAAAAGATCTTGGTGCTTACTATGTCATGCCTGTCACAAGTGGGTATGGCAATTCAGGAGCGCCGGATTTCATCGTTTGCTTGCAAGGTAGATTCGTAGGTATTGAGTGCAAGGCTGGCAACAACAAAGTCACTGTGCTTCAACGGCACAATCTTGATCTAATCAAGACTGCTGGAGGAATAGACTTAGTGGTAAACGATGAAAATGTAGGTGAGTTGAAGTCCATTTTAGTTAACTTAATTCAAGGAGAAATAAATGAAACGTAGACCCGCAGGTAAAAACATTGAACTCGTTAAGAAGTATCTAAGTGAGAACGGGGAGTCGTCTGCCGCAGACATCGCGAAGTTTGGCAAAGTTAGAGGCAATATCTATACAACTTTGTCAAAGATGGTTTCAACAGGACTGATTGTAAAGAATAACAAGAAGTATAAGGTTTCATCGGGAGGTGAAACAATAACTAAAAAATCGGAGCCTATGCGAAGCCCCGAATACACAAATCCTTTAATCAAAATGTTTGAGGAAGAAATTATAGATATAGAAGACGGCATCCGAGCATTGCAGATTACACGCTCTTACATGTTACGTCGTATATCACAGATCCGTCATAGTGAAGAAAATTCCGATATCTGAACCCAATCACCCTGAGGGCGCGTGGGTGAAGATTAAAGAGACTGGTAGGAAGGGCGTAGTCGTTAGATCTTATCCGGGTCTTACAGAAGTAAGAATCCCAAGTGATAACGACTGGCCTTTTCCTAGCTATGTAAAGTGCCATCCATCTAAACTTGTTCGGTGCAAAGAATCCGATACACCAAAGGAGCCTGACGATGAGCCAGCACCTTTCTGACGTATCCGCAATGAATGAAGCATGGGCTGATTGGTTTATTAAGCGGTCCCCCCGCAACGAAGAAGCTTTTTACACTTGCTTCAAAGAAGCGTGGGCCGCATCTGCCAAGCACTATGAACGACGTATCAGTCTACTTGAGCAAGAAGTAGCGTGGGCTGAGAACGGCTACAACAAACAAAAGGAGAAAGACCATGAGTAAGCAACGTCCTCGCCTGACTCTTGAAGAGCACTTGGCGTGTGGAAAAACTGTAAGTGAAATATATAGAACTCTTCAAGACCTAAGAATTTTATGTGGGAATAGGTTTGGTTACAGTAAATCACACTACAGATACATTTCTGCTGTAATCAAAAAGCTTGACACTTTTAGATCTGAAATGGACAGGGAGTACCACCATCTAATCGACGATGCCACTTTTCATAAGTATGGGCATGTTTACTACGGCGAACAAGAAAAGGAGAAACCATGAAAGATAAAATAATCCTAGCAACAGTGGTATCAGGAATGGTGATCCTTGTTGTAGCCATATTCTTGATCGGTGTACAGCATGGGTCCCGTGTTAAAGCCATGGACATGGTAGAAATCTTTGAAGCGGGGAAGAAGGAAGCCCTACGAGTCTCACCCCGGCCATCTCTTGAACTTGAAATTACTTGCGCCAACGTATGGGCTGGCAAGGTTGCACCACCGGAGGTTTTGAAATGAGAACTGAATTATGGGCATTACAAAACCCCAATGGCACATTCTTACCTAGTGAAAAGACTGACCCTACTTGTCCCATAAAAGTTGCTTTGTTTAAAACAAAGCAACACGCAAAAATATTTTTAAAGGACAACCCCGTCTTTACTAAAGTTGAGCCGAAAAAAGTCGTCGTAAAAGTAATCAACGCTTCTTAACCGGAGGATAAATTGGATAAAACCGATATGGTCAACAACCCGCCACACTATACGCAGGGCGGTATTGAGACGATTGATTTTATGAAAGCCAAACTTACGCCCGAAGCTTTTGTCGGGTTTCTTCAAGGCAACTGCATAAAGTATCTTAGCCGCGCCGCGCATAAAGGTTCGCCTATAGAAGACTTTAAGAAAGCCCAGTGGTACTTGAACAAACTTGTGCAGACCTTAGAAGAATGAATCTAATTACGCTTGACTTTGAGACTTACTACAGTGCGTCATTCTCATTGAGTAAACTAACAACAGAAGAGTACGTTCGTTCATCGGAGTTTGAAATGATCGGAGTAGGCGTCAAGCTTAACGACGCTCCGGCATATTGGGTTTCAGGTCCACGTGAAACGATAATTAAGGAACTGCGCAAACTCCCATGGTCTACGTCCATGCTCTTGTGTCACAACACTCAATTTGATGGATCAATACTCGCGTGGATTTGTCGGGTATTTCCTAGCGTCTATCTCGACACATTGTGTATGGCACGGGCGCTTCATGGTGTGGATGCTGGCGGCTCACTAAAAGTGTTAGCAGAGCGTTACAAAATTGGTGTCAAGGGAGAAGAAGTGATTCACGCCAAGGGGAAACGTTTGGCAGACTTCCAACCCGAAGAACTAAGCCGCTACGCAGACTACTGCATCAATGATGTGGAGTTAACCTACAAACTTTTCTCCAAGATGGGGCAGGACTTTCCTCAACAAGAAGTAAAACTAATTGACTTAACACTGAGGATGTTCTTTCAGCCACTGCTTTATATTGACTCTCAGCTTTTAAACAATCGGTTAGCAGAACTAAAACAAGAGAAACATGACTTGCTATCCGGGCTAAAGGGAAGACTAAATTGTAATGACGAAGAAGAGGTACGGCAAAAACTGGCATCTAATATAAAGTTTGCTGGACTTCTGACAGAACTTGGTGTCAAACCACCTACAAAAATTTCATCACGTACAGGAAAGGAGACCTATGCGTTGGCAAAAAACGATGAGGGCTTTATCGCCCTCCAAGAACATTCAGACCCATTCATCCAAAGCCTATGTAGCGTCAGGCTCGGAACTAAATCTACTATTGAAGAGTCTAGAATCCAGCGATTTATCAACGTTGCGTCCCGGAATGGTAATCGGGTTCCCATACCACTTAAATACTATGGAGCGCATACTGGGCGTTGGGCAGGATCAGATAAGATCAACTTTCAAAACTTGCCAAGCCGAGACAAGAAAAAGAAAACCCTCAAGAACGCTGTCGTGGCCCCGGACGGCTATGTTGTTATCAACTCCGACTCGTCTCAGATCGAAGCACGCATCCTTGCTTGGTTGGCAGGACAAAATGATGTGGTTGAAATGTTTGCACAAGGGCGAGACGTTTATTCAGAATTCGCATCAAAGGTATACGGAAAAACAATCACAAAAGAAAACCCGATTGAGCGATTCGTTGGAAAGACTTGCATTTTGGGATTGGGTTATGGCACAGGAGCGGCAAAACTCCAACACACCCTGAAGACACAACCCCCCGGAGCGGTCGTTGATCTTGACGAAGCCAAACGGATCGTGGGCATCTACAGGGATGAAAACCACAAGATCACAGACCTTTGGTCTGAGTGTGACCGCATGTTGCAAGATCTAATAGATGGTCCCTTGTATGGCGAAAGAGATAAAGAAAAGAAGACCTACCACATCGGTGCGCATGAGTGCGTAGAAGTAAACCACTTCCAAGGTGGCTTACAACTTCCGTCTGGCCTCTACATTCGCTATCCTGAATTACATAATGACGCATCAGAAATTAAAACGAAGATGGTTTACAAGTCCCGTAAAGGATTGGTTAATATTTGGGGTGGCGGGGTCGTAGAGAATGTGGTTCAAGGTTTGGCTCGTTGCGTCGTAGCGGAGCAGATGCTTATGATCGCTAAGCGCTATCGTCCGGCCTTGACAGTTCATGACTCCGTGGTGTGCGTTGTGCCTGAAGATGAGGCTGACCAAGCCATGGAATTTATTGTGCAGTGCATGAATACCAAGCCGGGGTGGGCAAAGGGTTTGCCTATCACCTGCGAGGTATCGTTTGGAAAATCCTATGGAGAGTGTTAATGAAAATTGATAAGCACCACGACCACGCCGAAAACATGATTAACGTTCGCAGACTAGCGGTTCTTGTGGAACAACTTTATAATAGTAGGGATTATGAGGCTTGCCTTGAAGCCGCTACCGAGTTATGTATAGAGGCACGAACTATGAAAAACAGGCTCCACCACACCATACTGAATAAAAAATGAGTCACGTAAACTGGTCATTTTCGTCCCTTAAAGACTACGTAGGTTGCCCTAAACGCTACTATGAAGTCAAAGTCGCCAAGAATTTTGAGACGAAAGTTACCCACGCGTTAACTTATGGGAAAGAAGTCCACACTGCCTTAGAAAAGTACGTCAGAGACGGGGTAGAACTACCTGAAAACTACAAGCGGTTCAAGACGATGGTTGACGAACTTCAAAATATTTCCGGCAATAAGTTAGTTGAGCACGAAATGGCGCTCCTACGTGACAAGACGCCGTGTTCGTTTAATGATAAGGATCGCTGGGTCCGAGGTATCGCAGATCTTTTGATTGTAGATGACAGTATTGCTTATGTTGTTGATTACAAGACTGGAAAAGCAAACTATCCTGACTTAGATCAACTAAAGCTAATGGGATTAATGGTGTTCGCTCATTTTCCTCAAGTGCAAGAAGTCAAAGGAGCTTTAATTTTTATACTTAAGAACCAGCTTGTGTCAGAAGAGTACAAGCGAAGTCAAATGGACTCACTGTGGGCAATCTTTGAGTCAAAAGTTATTCGGTTAGAGCAGTCGTTTGAGAACAATCAGTGGGCGCCCAACCCAACTCCGTTGTGTGGCTACTGCCCTGTAACTACTTGTGAATTCAATAGGTGCTGACATGCCGTATGTAAACAAACCTAGACCCTACAAAAAAGAATATGAGCAACAAAAGGCTCGTGGAGAACATTCAAACCGGATGGAACGCCAACGTGCGCGACGTGCGGTTGACAAGAAAGGCAAAGACCTGAACAGCAACGGCAAGGCCGACATGCGTGAGGGCAAAGACATCGCCCACAAACGTGCCTTATCTAATGGTGGCAGTAATAAGGATGGCTATACCATAACGTCGCCGTCTGCGAACAGATCGTTTCTTAGGGATTCCTCTAAGAAGTTGGTCTCTGAAAAAAGCAAAAAAGAACGAAAAAAGACTTGACATAT